CACAGCCAAGCCTAACTTATAAGATGGATTTAGACGGTGATTCAGTCAGGGGTCTTGTGGATGAACAGGACGCCATGAAGCAGATGATTTTCAGAACACTGCAAACAGAACGGTATCAGTACATCATATATCCGTGGTATTACGGCATTGAAACACTTGACCTGTACGGTGAACCTGTTACATGGGTTTGCCCTGAATTGGAACGCAGAATCAGTGAAGCGTTAGCCGTTGATGAAAGAATCACGGGCGTGACCGACTTTGAATTTGACCTGACGGTCAAAGGTGTGGTTCATGCCTATTTTACCGTAAAAACAATTTACGGTGATATTAAAGCAGAGAAGGGGGTGAAGATTTAGAATGTATGAAGATCAGACTTATGACATTATCCTTGAAAGGATGATGAACCGGGTATCTGACAAAATTGACAAAAGACCGTCATCCCCTGTTTACGATCTACATAGTTCAACAGCCATTGAATTTCAGATTTTATACATTGAGTTGGAATATCTGATAAAAAATTCATACGGTGATACTGCTGCAAGGGAATTTCTGATCTTGCTTGCAAAGGACAGGGGGCTTTCACCTGAACCCGCAACTAAGGCAATCTTACAGGGTGAGTTCACACCAACAAACATTGATGTTACTGGAAAGCGTTTCAACATCGGTGAAATAAACTATGTTGTGACTGAACAGATCACACCGGGAACATACAAGGTTCAGTGTGAAACAGAAGGTGTTGTTGGCAATCAGTACCTTGGGGATATGATACCAATGGAATATATTGACGGGTTGCAGACGGCAAGCCTGACAAGCGTACTTATTCCCGGTGAAGATGAAGAAGATACAGAAGTTTTCAGACAGCGTTACTTTGACAGCTTCAATGAACAGTCCTTTGGTGGTAATCATGCTGATTATATGGCAAAGGTCAAAAGTATTGAAGGTGTTGGGTCATGTAAGGTCAAGCGTGTTTGGAATGGTGACATTAGACCCGCTGACATGATCGTCAGTACAGTGGTCAAGAACTGGTATGAATCAATCATTTCAACAGTTCCGGCAGCAGTCAAACCGTGGCTTGATGCCGTATATAATGCAGCCAAGGACAAGAAACTGACGGTTGGTGGTACTGTTCATGTAGTCATCACTGATTCTGATGATTATGGTGAAGCAAGTTCAACACTTGTTCAATATGTTCAGCAGACACTTGACCCGGAAGAAACTGCCGGGGAAGGTTACGGACTTGCACCAATCGGTCATGTGGTCAGTGTAGCAAGTGCATCACCTGTCAGTATTGAGGTCAAGACCACGGTAACCTTTGAAGAAGGTCACAACTGGTCAAATACCAAGGCAGCCATTGCAGAAGCAGTTGATGCGTACTTCTTGGAATTAAGAAAGAACTGGTCAGAAACATCACAAACCATTGTCAGGGTATCGCAGATTGAAAACCGCATCCTTGGCGTTGATGGCGTGGTGGATGTGACCGGGACAAAGCTGAACGGCACGGCAAGCAATATGACCTTGACAGAATTTTGTATACCAAAGTTAGGGGGTGTTTCTGCATGATAAGAGAAGTTGACCTTGTTTCATACTTACCGCCATTCATGCAGAGTTACAAAGAACCCGTTGCAGCACTTGAAGCGGAAAACCCTGAATTTAGTCTGATGTGGTCGGCAACTGACAGGTGTTTGCGTAACCGCTTCATTTCAACCGCTGATGAATATGGAATCAGCAGATTTGAAAAGATGCTGAAAATATACCCAACTGCTGATGATACCCTTGAATCAAGGCGTTCAAGGGTTCAAAGCAAGTGGTTCAACACAATCCCGTACACTTGGAAAGTGTTGCTTCAAAAGTTGCTTGTCCTTTGTGGTGACAGTGATTTTGAAGTGACTGGTGATTTCAAGACCGGGTACACACTGTATATTGACACTGACCTTGAATTATATGGTCAGGTGGAAGAACTGGAAAACATCATAAACACAATGATTCCTGAAAATCTTGTGGTTGTATCTAAGAACAGCATCCCTTGCAACATCAAAGGTGCTGTTCTTTTTGGTGGTGGCATCTGCTTCATCAATGAATTTATCATCACAAACGATTTCCGGGAAGTGTTTGATGTGAACGGTTCATCAGTCTTTGGTGGTGGAATCGTTCAGACTGAAATGCTGAACATCACAAATGACAGTCAGGAAACAGTGAGTGTTCAGGGTACAGTGAACTTTGGTGGTAAGGCAACAGATACCGCAATGGTAACCATTTCAACAGATTTTAATGAAACAATCCGGGCAGATATGGATGCAAAGGCAGCATCCGGCGTTGTTCAGGTAGACTTCATTGAGATAAAAACAACATAGAAAGGAATGATAAGATGGCAGAGTATTCAAAACTTTACATCACAAACAATGGTCAGGCACTTATGGCAAAGATGATTGCCGGGTCAGGAAACATTGATTTTACAAAAGTATGTTCTTCCAGTACCCAGTACACTGAAAGTCAGTTACAGGCATTGACCGCACTTAGCAACATCAAGCAGACAACCCTTGTTTCCAAGGTTACCCGCACAAATGAGGTTGCAATCAAAATTGATGCAGCATATTCCAACGTAGACCTGAAAGAAGGTTACTATATGCGTACACTTGGCTTATATGCCGTTGACCCTGACAAGGGTGAAATCCTGTATGCAGTCTGCATTGAAAAGTCAAATAACTGTTATATGCCACCATATAACGGCGTTACGGTATCGGCTGCATACTTACAGTTATATACCACAGTAGGAAACGCTGACAGCGTATCACTTGCGGTCAGTCCGGGTGCGTATGCAACGGTCGGTGACATTCAGGCACTTGAAAAAGAAATTGCTGATCTGAAAGCCTTTGTTGGATATTCAGACGGTGACATTTATGGTGTTGAAGTGGATTTTGAAAATAAAAAGTTCACAAGACTTGCCGGGGCAGTAAATCGTTCAGCGGGTTCAGGATTTGACGGAATCAATGCCTTTGGTGGCAGAAAGCGTTGCAACCTTACCAATGACGGGCGTGTTGCTGCATATTACGGTGAAGCCGGATTTTCCACTACTGGAAAACTGACACAGGCGGTTGACCGTAACCCGGTAGGTACTGAATCACCTGATGAAAACCTGAAATTCAGTGCGGGGACAATCGTTCAGGTAATGGTTGAACAGCCAAAGTTTTATTACAAGGTTGTACCGCTTAAAACTGAAAAGAGAACCAAGGGGGCAATCACAAGAAAAATCAGATACTATGTATCAGATACACCAAAGGCGGGATTCAAACTTCATCCGGCGTTCATTGTAAATGGTCAGGAAAATGATGTTGCATATCTTGCAGCCTTTGAAGGTTCACTTTGGGATGCATCTGCATCAGCGTACATTCTTGATGATTCACAGGTTGCTGACTTTGCTGCTGATATGTTATGCAGTATTGCCAATGCAAAACCGCTTTCAGGACTTACACAGAACGCAACCCGTGCCAATATCAGAAAACTTGCTGAAAAACGTGGTACTGGTTGGGAACAGGGTGTTGTTCAGACGGCATCCGCTTCACAGATGCTCATGCTGATTGAATATGCAACCTTCAATATGCAGTCTGTCATTGGTAACGGTGCAGTTTCAAAGACTGATGACGGTAAAACATCCATGACAGAAAATACAGGTGCAACGATCACCCTTGGTAATGCATCAGGTTCAGTTGTCAACGCTAACGGTATTCAGATTGTGTCATACCGTGGTGAGGAAAACTTTTGGGGCAACATTTGGTGGTGGATTGATGGAATCAATCACTATGCAAATGCAACCACAGGTGAATGTGATACCTATGTCGCAGATCATGGTTTTACTGATGACAGTAAGGCAGCACCTTATGAAGATACAGGAATGTGTGCAAAGTATGGAAACGGTTATATTTCCGCTTTCTGTTATTCAGAAGATTTTGATTGGTTGTTCTTACCGGGTGAGTTCAACGGAAACACTGCACTTCCTGTTGGTGATTATTGTTGGAATCAGAACGGTACTGGTTGGCGTGTCGCTATATTGGGTGCTGGTTGGAATGATGGCTTGGATGCCGGTGCTTTCTGTTGGTATCTGAATGATGCTTCTTCTTATCGTTATCGGGTTATCGGCGGTCGGTTGGTGTATCGAAAAAAGGTTGCAGCATAGCAGCATGACAGCATAACTACACTTTTTTAGGTAATCAGGATGCTAATGATGACGATTTTCAAGCAGAAAGACGATAAAAAGACAAAAAACCAATGTCACTAAATTAGGTGCTAATTGGAATAATGGCTTGAATACCAGTGCTTTCTATTGGAATCTGAATAATGCTTCTTCTAATCGTAATCGGAATATCAGCAGTCAGTTAGTAAATGCACAAATATCACTTGAAACACCCCGTCAGAAATGGCGGGGTGTTCTTATAAATCAATGTACTGAAAACTGATTACCGTGCCACTTGGCAAAACATCAAAATACATGGGCTGTATTAGTAGACCGTCACCTGACGGGTTGAAAGTTCGGTTCAGTGCATACAGAAGGGAACAGACAAGCGTGAAAAGGTATGGCAATCTTTATGAAAAAATCTGTTCAATGGATAACCTGTATCTTGCGTTTCAACACGCAAAGAAAGGCAAAGGATGGTACAAGGAAGTTCAGCAGATTGAGAAAAGACCATACTACTATTTGGCGGGTCTGCAATGGATGCTTCAAAACCATTTATACAAAACTTCGGAATATGCCACTTTTACGAAAAAGGATGGCAAGAAGGAACGGGAAATATACAAACTTCCATTCTTCCCTGACAGAATTGCACAATGGGCGGTTTTACAGGTGATTGAACCGCAGTTATTAGCGTATTTCACTGATGATACATACAGTGCAATACCAAACAAGGGTATTCATGCAGCATACAAGAAGTTACGGTTGGCGGTTGATACCGTGCCGGAAGAAATGATCTATTGCTTGAAAATAGACTGCAAGAAATTTTACCCTTCCATTGACCACGAAACACTAAAACAGAAGTTCAGACGGAAGTACAAAGACCCTGAACTGCTTGAACTGATTGATGAAGTAATTGATTCAATCAGCACTTGTCCGGCAACGGATGAAAACATTGAATTTTATCGGTCTTGTGGTAATGAAATCAAGATAGTGAAGATAAACGGCAAGGACTTCATTGAAGGTGTCGGTATTCCAATAGGGAATTACTTTTCACAGTATGACGGGAATTTCTTCTTGTCAGGTTTTGACCACTGGATAAAAGAAGTAAAGCGGGTAAAACATTATTACCGTTATATGGATGATATTTGTATTTTTGCAAGAACCAAAGAAGAACTGCATCAGTTACTTGCAGAAATCAATGAATATTTCATACAGAATTTGAAATTAAGAATAAAAGGCAACTATCAGATATTCCCTTCGTTCATCCGGGGTATTGATTTTGTAGGGTACAGGATTTTCTTGAAAGATACCCTTCTTAGAAAATCCACCTGTCAGGAATTTGAACGGAAAATGACCGCAATCAGGAAGAAGATTGAAAGCGGTCAGGAAATGAACTATTCAGAATGGTGTGCAATCAATTCCTATAAGGGTTGGTTGAAATATTGTGATAGCAGCCGATTGTCTGAAAAATATATTGAACCAATTCAGCCTTATGCTGATAGGTACTATAAAGATCATATCAAGAAAGGTGGTAAAAAGCATGAAAGAGTACGGAAAAGTACGCAGTACAAAGCAGCCTGAACAGAAGGTCATTGATGACTATTCAGTTTGGATTGCAGAGAACATCACCCCGGTCACAGAAGCCGGGACAGATGAACAGCCGGGGTTCACTGGTTATGAATATGACCTGACCCAGTACACCAAGGATGAATACATCAAAATGATTGATGACAGAAACGCATCCTTGGAAGATCAGATGACACAGGCACAGGAAGCCATGTGTGAAATCTATGAAATGATGGCATAAGGAAGGGGTGAGAATATGGCAAACATTTATGCAGCACTTATCATCAAGGGTAAGAAGTCAATCAATGATGTTCCTGACAAGATCAGGGATGAAGTCAAACAGGTGCTTATTGATGAAGGACACCCGGAACTGGCAGAAGGTGGTAACTGATGTTGTTTCAGTTCATCATAAAAATTTTATTCAGAAAGGATGTGGAATCTATGGCAGTGATCTATGCAACTCTTATCATTAAGGGCAAGAAAACCTTTGCTGATGTACCTGAGAAAATCAAGGACAAAGTAAAGGAAGTTCTGATTGACCTTGATTGCCCTGAATTAGCAGAGTAATCAACAGACAAGGAAATTATCACAGGAACAAAAACAACCGCTATATGACCCTTATATGAGGTCACAAGCGGTTGTTTTTATGTTCAGAAAGGACAGAGAAAATGAAACAGACTATTTGCAGTGTATTAGGTGTGATTGGTTCAGCAATCGCATCTTTTTTTGGTGGTTGGGATGCGGGACTTACAACCCTTCTGATCTTCATGGGTCTTGATTATATTTCAGGACTGATTGTTGCGGGGGTGTTCAAGAACAGTCCCAAGACAGACACAGGTTCACTTGAAAGTAAGGCGGGGTGGAAAGGTCTTTGCAGAAAATGCATGACCCTGATTTTTGTACTGGTTGCTTACCGCCTTGATCTTGTCATTGGCACAAATTACATCAGGGATGCAGTAATTATTGCGTTCATTGCAAATGAAACAATTTCCCTTGTGGAAAATGCGGGTCTTATGGGGTTACCACTCCCGGCAGTTATCACCAAGGCTATTGATATTTTACAGAAAAAGACAGAAAGTGAGGGCAAATAATATGATGAAGGGTATGGATATTTCAAAGTGGCAAGGTGCAGTTGACTTTGCCAAGGTTGCAGCAAGTGGGATTCAGTTTGTAATCCTTCGTGAAGGTTATCGTCAGGCAGTAGATGGTAAGTTCTTTGAATATGTCAACGGATGCCGTGCCAATAATATTCCAGTCAAAGGTGTATATCATTTCAGTTATGCACTCAACGCAGATCAGGCAAGGAATGAAGCAGCATTTTGTATTGCACAGGTTGAGAAAGCCGGACTTGGCAAGGACACAGTGATTTTCTATGATTTTGAATATGACACTGTAAAACAGGCAAAGGAAAAGGGGGTCAACCTTGGTAAGAATGAATGTGTTGCTTTCACAAAGGCATTTTGTGAGTATGTGACCAGTCACGGGTACAAGGCGGGTATTTATTCCAATATTGACTACCATAAGAATATGTATACTGATGAACTGATTTCACAGTATATTTACTGGTTGGCTGATTATACTGGTGATCCTGATTATCCTTGTATGTTCCATCAGTACACAAGCAAGGGTTCTGTTGATGGTATTGCCGGAAATGTAGACCTTGATTATTTCTATGGTGATACTGCACAGCCTGAATCACCTAAGAAGTCGGTGGATGAAGTCGCACAGGATGTTGTCAACGGCAAATATGGCAATGGTGCTGATCGTAAAGCAGCACTTGAAGCAGCCGGGTACAACTATGATGAGGTTCAGGCAAAGGTCAATGAGATTTTAGGGGTAGACACTACACCAAAGAAATCTGTTGATGAAATTGCACAGGAAGTCATCAATGGTGCTTGGGGTAACGGTCAGGACAGAAAGAACCGCATTGAACAGGCGGGTTATGATTACACCGCAGTTCAGAACAAGGTCAATGAACTTTGCGGAACACCTAAGAAATCCATTGATGAAATTGCAAGGGCAGTCATCCGTGGTGAGTATGGAAACGGTGCTGATCGTAAGAACAGAATCACCGCAGAAGGTTATGATTATGCAGCAGTACAGGCAAGGGTCAATGCTCTGATGTAATCTGTTACTAATTTGTTACTAAATAGCGGGATTTTGTGAGATTTGCGGAGATATTCAAAACTGAACTTTTCAGCAAATAAGGGCAAAAAGCGGGGTGTTATATCAATGAAATTTATGATGCTGTAAAAAGTTATGAGCTGGCTACTGTTGAGATAAGATTTTTCGGAGCATTAAAGTGGCGTGATATGAAATGTTTCCAGAAGATAGTCAAAGCAGACCCTGGTAATTATGCAGAGCTGATAGCAATAATACGCAGAAAGGATAATGATAATTCTGAAAAAATGCTGACAGAAGAAGAAAGTACATACATCAATGTAATGTGCCGCCTGTATGGAGAAATTAAGTTCTGTCCGGCAGAAAGAAACGGAAAAGTTATAGAATCAGAGCTAAGAAGCTGGATAGAAGAATTCATGATTCTGCTTGAAAAGAATGACCAGAAAAGTCTGTTCAGTTATTATATTGGTAAGATGTTATCATATTCACCAGCTGGGAAGGATGGTTATTATCCATGTGAGGCAGTAAGAAATGTGCTGGAAGACTATGCAGATGATGCTTTAATATCAGGTTATGTCACTGAGAAATATAACAGCAGGGGAATATACAGTCCGTCTGATGGCAGAACTGAAAAGAGTCTTGCAGCCAGATATAAGGAAAATGCAGATTATCTTAGTACAATATATCCTAAGACAGCAAAGATATATTACAGATTGTGTGACAGATATAAATATGAAGCAAAGTGGGAGAGAGAAAGGGCAGAAAATGGTGTGTATTGAATCAGGACATTTGAAATCACCAATACTGCCACACCTGATTTTATAAAAAATATTATAGAGAAATTTAGTACAAATATAAACAGAAATGAACACAACCTCCAGAAATGGAGGTTTATGTTTAACAAGGTGTTCACGAAAAGAAAGATAAGAAAAATCATGAAAGAAAGGAAATAGAAAATAATGAACAAACAAGAAAGCGATATCTTGAATACGCTTTTATTGGAACCATTTATCAATCAAAGGATTCTAGCAGAAGTATCAGGTCATTCATTAGGAGTAGTAAACCGTTCACTAAAGGAACTTATCAAAGCTGATTATTTAGATGAATCTATACGTCCAACAGTGAAAGCAATTACAGAATTCAAACAGAAAACTCCACAGCGTGCTGTTATCCTGGCAGCGGGATTCGGCATGCGGATGGTTCCCATTAATACGGAAATGCCAAAAGGTCTTTTGAAAGTCAATGGTGAGCCATTAATTGAACGTATTATCAAGCAGCTTCATGAAGTTGGGATTAAAGAAATTTATGTGGTTGTAGGTTTCATGAAAGAAAAATATGAGTACTTGATTGATGAATATTGTGTAGAACTCGTGGTTAATGCTGATTATGCGGCAAAGAACAATTTACATTCGATCAAACTTGTAAAAGAACATTTGGAGAATGCTTATATTATTCCTTGTGATATTTGGTGTGATCGAAATCCGTTTCATCGCCATGAATTGTATTCCTGGTATATGGTTAGTGACATGGTGGTCAATGAAAGCAATGTTCGCGTTAATCGTAAAATGGAACTGGTAACTGTGCCAGAAAGTTCTGGTGGCAATGCAATGATTGGTATCTGCTATTTGGTAAAAGAGGATGCCGATACAGTTGCGAAATGTATTGAAGAGTTATGTAAAAATCAGCGGTATGATGGAGCATTCTGGGAGGAAGCTCTTTATAAAAAGGATCGGATGATAGTACTAGCTCGCGTGGTTCATTCAGCAGATGTAGTGGAAATCAATACTTATGAGCAACTACGGGAAATCGACAGCAATTCGAATCAGTTGAAAACAGATGCAATTCAGGCGATTTGCAATGCTCTAAAAGCAAAGCCGGAATCGGTTACGGATATTACTGTTTTGAAAAAAGGTATGACAAATCGGTCTTTTCTGTTTACTTGCAAAGGGAAAAAATATATCATGCGTATTCCGGGTGAGGGAACTGACCGGCTTATCAATCGTCGTCAGGAGGCAGCAGTTTATCAAGTTATTGATGGAAAGCACATCTGCGATGATATTGCGTATATCAACCCACAAAATGGCTATAAAATCACGGAATTCTTGGAAGGCGCAAGAGTATGCAATCCATTGAACTACGAAGACGTTAAGAAATGTATGATGCGGCTACATGCGTTCCATGACTTGAAATTAAAAGTAAATCATGAGTTTGATATTTTTTGGCAGACGGAGTTCTACGAAGCACTGTGGGATGGAATGCCTTCTATTTATAAGGATTATGAGAAAACAAAAGCAAATGTTTTGTCACTAAAGCCTTATATTGATGCACATGTGGGAGAAAAAGTTCTGACTCATATTGATGCAGTACCGGATAATTTCCTTTTTGTGGAGAAGGACGGAAAAGAAGAAATCAGACTGATTGACTGGGAGTATGCAGGAATGCAGGATCCTCATGTGGACGTTGCAATGTTCTGTATTTATTCTCTTTATAATAAACGTCAGGTTGATCAATTAATTGCAGCCTACTTTACTGAAGGCTGTAGTGATGAGATTAGAATCAAGATTTATTGTTATATTGCAGCTTGCGGACTTTTATGGAGCAACTGGTGTGAGTATAAGAGAAATCTCGGTGTGGAGTTTGGTGAGTATTCGCTTCGACAGTACAGATATGCAAAGGATTACTATCGAATCGTTCAAGAAGAATTGAAAAAGCAAGGGGAGGAAGAGTAAATGCCAAAAATAGAAAGAGCTATTATTATGGCAGCTGGTTTAGGAAATCGAATGCACCCAGTGACACTGTCAACACCGAAACCGATGGTTAAAGTGAATGGGGTGCGGATGATCGACACAGTCATTGATGGTCTGCATGAAAATGAAATTTATGAGATTTATGTTGTTGTCGGTTATCTTAAAGAACAGTTTGTGACACTTGAAAAGGAGTATTCTGGTGTCAGGTTGATTGAAAATCCATACTATGATACTTGCAACAATATATCTTCCCTTTATGTAGCACGAGAGCATATTGAAAATGCAATTATTCTGGATGGTGATCAGATTATTTATAATCCTGAAATTCTTGCACCAGAATTTGAACGCTCTGGTTATAACAGTGTTTGGACAGATGGTGAAACGGATGAGTGGCTTCAGACTGTTGAGAATGGCATTGTTACGGCATGCAGTCGGACAGGTGGAAAAGGCGGATGGCAGCTGTACAGTATTTCCCGCTGGACTGCAGAGGATGGAAAAAAACTAAAACGTCATCTCGAAATTGAGTTTGAACAAAAGAAGAATCAACAAATCTACTGGGATGATGTGGCGATGTTCTGCTACCCAAAGGAGTATCAATTGGGTATCTGTCCTATGAATAGAGACGATATTATAGAGGTGGATAATCTGAGTGAGCTAATTGCTCTAGATGCCAGCTATAAAAAATATGTGGAGGAAAAGTAAATGAATACTAAAAAAGAACATGCAAAAATAGACTGGATGATAACACTGGTGCCCTTGGCAATCGTAATTGCATTATGTGTTCTATTCTTTTTGGCACCAGAACAATCGAATGCAGTACTGAGCCAGATTCGTTTTTTTTTAGGTGATACTTTTGGAACATATTACTTAGTAATTGGATTGGGAATTTTCATTCTTTCTCTGTATATTGCTGGCTCTAAGTACGGTAACATAGTTTTTGGCGAGCAAAATGAGAAGCCGAAGTATTCTTTTTTTGTGTGGGGTTCAATGATGTTCACCTGCGGTCTTGCAGCAGATATTCTGTTCTATTCGTTTTCGGAATGGGTGTTGTATGCAACTGATCCGCATCTGACAGAGATGGGAAGTATTCAGGATTGGGCAGGCGTATATCCACTGTTCCATTGGGGCTTCATTCCGTGGGGATTCTATCTGGTACTAGCTGTTGCCTTTGGCTTTATGCTCCATGTAAGAAAAAGAAATCGTCAGAAATATTCAGAGGCTTGCCGTCCGATTCTTGGAAAGCATACCGATGGCTGGGCAGGTCGCATTATTGATATGTTAGCTGTATTTGCACTCCTTGCTGGTACTGCTACCACATTTAGCGTGGCAACACCGCTGATGGCAACTATTATTGGCGAACTGTTCCATGTTGCTGTTAGTCGTACTGTAATCAACATTATTATTCTTCTGATTACCTGCGCTGTATATACATATTCCTTACTGCATGGATTTAAGGGGATCAGCAAGCTGGCAAACATTTGTATTTATATGTTCTTTGGTCTGATTGCCTTTGTGCTGCTGTTTGGTGGAGAAACACGGTACATTATTGAAACTGGTTTTTCTTCACTTGGTCGAATGATACAGAACTTTGTTGATCTGTCTACATTTACTGACCCGCTCCGTACATCGAACTTTCCGCAGAATTGGACGATTTACTATTGGGCTTATTGGATGGTTTGGTGTGTGGCTGCTCCGTTCTTTATCGGAAGCATTTCTCGTGGCAGAACAGTGCGTCAGACAATTCTTGGTGGCTATATATTTGGTGTTGGTTCCACATTGACGAGCTTTATTGTACTGGGTAACTACTCTATGGGGATGCAGGTGACCGAAAAAGCAGACTTTATTGCACAGTATCTGGAGAGCGGTGACCTGTACGGGATGATTGTATCTATCATTAAGACGATGCCGGGTGCGTCTGTTATTATGGTAGTTGTTTTGTTGACAATGATTGCTTTTTATGCGACGTCTTTTGACTCAATTGCATTGACAGCATCCTGCTACAGCTATCACACATTGAGAGATGGTGAGCAACCGAATAAGGGCATTCAGTTGATGTGGTGTATTTTGCTGATTTTGCTTCCGATTGCATTGGTGTTTGCAGAAAGTTCTATGAACAATCTTCAGTCGGTGAGTATTGTGGCGGCATTCCCGATTGGAGCGGTAATTGTGATGATTGCGGTTAGCTTTATGAAGGATGCCAAAAAATATA